TCAACGCATTACTAGGAGAAAGATGGAAGACGAATTAAATCTAGAAAACGCTGCTGAGATCGCTTCTAATACTATTGACAGTATTTCTCAACAAGGTAATCTAGAACTCAAATATACACAACCTGAAGTTGTAGAACCAGAAGTAGTCGAACACAAATACGCTGCACCATATAATAGTGAGATAGGTAAAAGTTCAGTTGACTTAACCAATAAAGAAGCTCAAGAACAAATGGGTAAAGAGTATAGTGCTTGGTTTAAGCATGGTTTAAACTTTGGTACAGTTGATGAAGGTTCAAAAGTTGAAAGAGATAGAATGAAGAACGCATGGTATCAAAAATATCATGGCATGGATGCTTCAAAATATGAAGAGATTAAAAATGGTCAACCCAAAAAAACTATGTATGGGTATGATGCCAATTTACAAGGTTTAGGTGATCAACTAGATAACACATTCCAAGGATTATCTGCACCCGGATTAGGTGTAGCAGACTTTGCTATGGATGCTGTCGGTTTATTTCCCGGTGGAGATAAGTTAGATGATAAATGGGATCAAGCGACTAAGCTAGATAACCCTATACATCAAGCTATTCGTAGTGTTTCTTCAGTTGTAATACCTTCTATCATGACTGGTGGTGCTACTAACAGCTTACTAGGTCAAGTGGGTGTTAACAAACTACCATTCTTTGCTAAACATCTTACACGTTTAGGTGCATGGACATTAGAGTCTCAGATCATAGCTGGTATCAGTGATACAAGTGAAGATCATAACGCAGCTAGAGTAGTGTCAGATTTAGTACCCGGACTTTTTGGTCCACAAGGATGGCTACCATTACCAGAAGCATGGAAAACAGCAGACGGAGATAGTCCAGCTGTACGTAAAAAGAAAAACATGTACGAGGCTGGAGCCTTGTCTTGGATAGGTGTAGCACTTGGTGCATTTATTGACATGAAGAGTGCTGGTAAAACTGCTGCAAAAGAGATGCGGTGGTTTACACCTAAAGATGAGCAATCTGCTAAGTACTTACAACAAGAATTATTTAAAGGAGCAGATAACGATAAGCTCATACGTATACAAGAAATTAACGAACTACTATCTACTAAACAATTAAGTAAACAGAATGAGAACATTCTTATTAATGAACTTATATCACTGGAAGATGAGGTAGGTCTAATTAATGGTATGGATGACGCAATTCGTAGATCTGATTTACGAGCTGTAGATGAAGCTGACACAGCTGCTAGAAGAAAAGCTAACAACCCAGATCAGCTAGAACTAGATCTAGGTATTGATCCTGATTTAGCACCTGAGATCTTTGATCCTAATGTGACTGCTAGACAAGTACCGCCTGCTGGTAATGTCGCACGTAACATGGCAGATACTACTGCAATTAAAGCTGGTACATCCAAAGGAGACCCAGCACCTGTAATTACAGAGGCTATGAGAGCTAAGGGTCTAATGGTAGGTTCTACGTCCCGTGGAGCCGTTATGGGACTTGCGGAGGCTGGTAGAGGTATTGGAAGATTCGATGCCCTTGTAGACGGTTTTAGATACACCTCAGAGCAAATGAACTCTGCAGCGTGGGCTATCTACAAAGATATTATTTCAGCTGACAATATAGAAGATGTAAGAGCTTTATTCCTAGATAATAGAGATGTTAAAAACATGCTACTAGGTAGGTTTAGAGTCGAAACAATTAACGAAGAGCAAGCTCGTGGTGCTGCATTTGCTATGAGAGATCTAATAGATAGATTTCTAGGTAGAGATGTGACTACAGCATCTGCTAGAGTTATGGATACTTCTGGTAGAGAGATTAACACACTCGCTGAATCACTTACAGAAGTAGGTGGGTTTGTTGATGACGAACGTGTAATGAACTTAATACTTGACAAGCTACAATTCTTGATGGATGAGTATGCACTTAACAAGTATATATCTGGTTGGCAGTTACGTAACAAAAACTGGTTTGACCAAGTACCTCCCGGTGAATTAGATAATGTCCTTGAAAGATTAACAAAAGAATTTACATCTGCTGAAAACTCTATACATGCGAAGAACTTAAGGTTTACTAAAACTCTGAAAGCTTTGAAGAAAAGTCAGCCAGAAGCTATACGTCCTTTGATGGATGCTTTTGCACATACTGATGGAGATGTAGACAGTTTAGCAAAACTATACAAGTGGACTGAACAACAGGTTACACCATGGGGAGCTATCAAAAGCCCTAACCCTAAAGAGATGAATCTATTTGCTAGAGGACTCTGGGGTATTAACATGAACAATACTTTATCAGGTAAATCACCTTTGAATGCTGCTGTTGGTAACGCATACCAGCTACTTATTAAACCAATCACTGGTTTCTTAGGTCATGGATTCTGGGGAGTGTTTGATAAAAACTTTGATGGATTACGTAGGACTGTATACTATCATGGTGCTGTATGGGAAACTAATAGACGAGCTTTAACTGATGCGTTTACTCAGATGAAACGTGCTCATAAAGATCCAGACTCTATGTTAAAAATATACCGTAAAGATTTTAGATTACGGGCTGATAAGACTAAAAAGATTCTGGAAGAGATGCGTGGTGTATACGAGGCTGACGGAAACGTAGGTATGCTTAAGCAAATTGATCTAGCTATTGCTATGAACAGTATTGCTAAAATTCCCGGTTTACGTTATGGTATGACAGCTCTGGTATTTCCAGATGCTTATACTTCTAGCTTACTAGGTACATATGTCACACGTATGAGGGCTTATGATGATGTGTTCTATGAGTTTGGATTCCCAGACTGGACACGTATCAAGACAGCAGAGAAAAGAATAGCACAGCAAATGTTTGATGAGAATGGACTTCCTAAAGATCCTATACTTAAATCATTAGCTGGTGAGATACAATTAAACTTAGATGATGGTTTGTCTAAATGGATTAACCAAGCTACTACAGCATATCCTGTAAGTAAGTATCTTCTTATGTTCCCACGAACACAAACTAACTGGGTAAAAAATGCTTCGTCATGGACTCCTATTAGTATGATTCCGGGAATGAATAAGTATAGTAAAACTATTTATGCTCGTACTGATGAAGACATTGCTAGAGCGTTAGCAGAGCATGGTATTGATATGGCTAGCACACCAAACGCTAGAGCTATCTTTGAGAACCTTAGAGCAGACTACACTGGACGATTAATGTTTAGTGGTATGATGGTTAGCTCTTTGTTTAGTTATGCCATGTCTGGTAACATACGTGGTAATGGTCACTATAACGCTTCACGTAGACTGAAAGAAAGAGACCAGTTTGGCTACGAACCTAAGACAATTAACATTGGTGGTAAGTGGGTCAGCTATAAAGGCATGATTGGACTTGATCAGATGTTGAGTACACTAGGTGACTTAGCATACTACAGTAAAGATTTAAATGAAGCATTACTCGAGAACTGGCAAGCTAAACTCACATGGACGTTATCTGCTAGTTTCTTGAATGAGACACCTCTATCTAGTTTGGAACCTATGATTTCTATAATCAATGGTGACTTACGTGGATTTAACAGATTAACTACTCAGATGATTAGAGCTACTATTCCTTTGTCTAGTGGTTTAGGTGTGTTAACTAATGCTATTGAGTCTGCACAAAAAGATATAGATGGCGAAGTCATTGAGTATCTTATGAACAGACTACCCGGGCTGAAGAACATGTTACCTAACCAAATTGATATTTGGACTGGTTTACCTGTAAATGATATTGATAATCCTTTCTTAAAAATACTTAACTCAGTAAGTCCATTCCAAGTAAGTAGTGGCTATCCTCCAGATTTATACGAAACATATAAAGGTAAAAAAGTTACAGCACAAGAAGTTATTAATTGGTTACAACAAGAAGTAAACTATGCTGGACTTGGTAAACTCAATATGGATTCTACTGGATCATATAAGTATAGTACAAAAGAAAGAGAAATGATAAATAGTAAGATGGGTAGCTATGAAATGTGGAGACAGATTGTACCTTTAATGTTTGATAAGCAATACGCAGATCAATTAAAGAAACTACGTCTACACAGATTATCAGGTGCTGATCTAAATAATGAAGATATAAAACTTAAACTTAAATTACTTCCTGTATATAAACATATTGATAAGATTGTTAAGAACTCTCAGAAACTTGCTGAAAGTGAGTTAAAGATTGGTGGAGATATGATCTTAGATCAAGAATATGTAGATCAATACATGGAGAAGGGTGACGTAGATTCTGCTGTTTCAACACAGAAGAAGAATGCTGAAACTCAAAAACTTTTACAATACAATAACAACTAACAATAATGGCTGTTACAGAAAATTCGTATACGGGTAATGGGTCCACCACCACTTACTCTTTTACATTCCCATATTTAAAGTCAACTGATGTACAAGTACAGGTTGACGCAGCTGTGACTACTGCGTGGGCATTTGCCAACGCTACCACGGTACAATTTAATACTGCTCCTTCAAACGGAGCCAAAATCAAAATACTTAGAGATACGAACGTCGATAGTCTAGCAGCCACCTTTTATGCTGGGTCTTCAATTAAGTCAGAA